CGTCGAGGAATCCTGCTTCTTTGAGATTGATGATAGCATTCTCATAGCGTTCTGGTGGTACAGATAAGAAGTATGTGGTGTCTGCACTCTGATCATGCAGTTTCATCAGACTTTCTTCGCAATCAAGATCGCAAGAGATAAAGTCCAACCAAGTAGTAAAGTCCTGAGGATAGTCGCCAAGTTTCTGCAACCAGACATCCTTAGGAAGATCTCTACGAGATGCTCCAACAATCAAAATATTATGTGGCAGAAGTTTTTTCTGCCACAGTTTGTAGAGTGCAGGGATCAGTTTCCTTCTACATAAATCTCCAGCAGCACCGAAGATAACAATGCGTCTAGTGAGCGGTTCCGTTTCCATCGTAGTCATCTGATTCATAATAGTTATTTTCACCTTTTCGTACCCCGAAATAGATGGTGGTACATACAAAGGGTATGGATATCCACGCAAGAACATTAGCGAACGTCATGACCACCAAACTTATAACGCATACCATTTAGAATCTTGGACGCGAAAGCACCAAGACGGCGTGAACCAAAACGTTCATACAAAGCACTACTGATAACAGGAGCGGGTACCCCAAGATCCACAGCAGCGTGAACCGTCCAACGACCCTCACCACTATCGCTAACTCCCCCATCGAAGTTGCTAAGCTCTCTATTGCCCCTAAGAACATCAGCGGTAAGATCAAGTAACCAGCTGCCAACAACGCTACCGCGACGCCATAACTCAGCAACCTCAGAAACGTCAACGTCGTATTGATAATCCTCAGGGCAGTCCATTGGAGCGACCTCTGCGTCACCCTCTTTGACATACTTGGAACCAGCATTTGCTTCGTGTAAGATGTTGAATCCCTCTGCATATGCTTGCATTATACCATACTCAATTCCGTTGTGGACCATCTTCACGAAGTGACCTGCACCTGGAGGACCGCAGTGCAACCAACCATGCTCAGCAGAGGTTTCATAATCTAGAGGGTTAGTGCGAGAGGCAGACCCAATACCTGGTGCGAGTGCCCTAAAGATTGGAGCGCAGGCGGATACTGCAAAATTTGCACCACCAACCATAAGACAGTATCCACGCTCCAAACCGTAAACACCACCACTAGTGCCACAGTCAAGATACGAGATGCCAAGTTTAGCAAGCCTGTCTGCCCGTCTGCGAGTGTCTTTAAAATTACTATTGCCATGATCAATAATAATATCTCCCTCCACACAAAACTGTAATAGCTCATCAATTGTATCCTCTACTGTTTCTGCTGGAACCACCATCATGAAGACACCAGGTGCCTTACCGATCATCCCATCTTGATTGTGTACTACTTGAACAAGGCTTTCCAGAGAAGTGGTAAATCCACTGAGATAACCCGCTTCATATTGTGCAGCAGCTTTTTCATGATTCTTTCTGTAACCGTGTACTTCAATGCCTGCTTTGATCATACGGCGAGACATACCCTCACCCATACGACCGAGACCGATAATTCCTACTTTCATTTCTCTATAAAATATTCTGGTAAAGGACATCCCTTAAAGTCGTGGATCTCATCCACGGCGAGGACAAACATAGTCACAAATCCTAAGCAGAATGCAAATAACATCTGCGGGAAGTTATAGTTGCCCATGTGTGCCGTCGGATCAGGTTCATCATCGTGTGGATGAATGTGCTTGGCGATCCTTTCTATTCTTTTTTTCTTTTCTTCATCCTCTTTTTTCATAGTGTGATTTTCAACCATGGAAAGACTGGATCTATAACTCCGATAAGTCGAAGCAAACCCTCGGCAAATAGTGCAAGGACAACCCAACCAACACACATAGAAATGATCGATGCATTACGATTGTGTTTTCGTATGGCATCGTCAATCATCTCCTGACACTTTTCTTCAGTAATGTAATGTGTTGGTTTGATCTCGTCCATTCTATGTGACATTAATTAAGTCCATTGCTTCTTTCAATTCTTTTGAGTGATGAAGTTCATCATTCAAAATCTCAAGGATTTTTTCGTCGTGTCCATTTAGAGCAAGAAACTTAGCGTAAGTTTCTGCTGCATGGATTTCTACTTCGTAGGAGAGATGGTAAGCAAGGCGAGGAGCCACCCAATAATAAACCACGTTGATCCAATAATAGATAAGGACGAGGTGTTTGGCAACAAAGCGATCAATCCAATAAGAATTACCGCCCCTACTCTCCATGTACTCAAGATGTTCTGTTTCATTTAGCGATTGCTCGAAGTGCTGTTTCATCAGGTAGAGATGTTCTGGACCACGAAGACCCATAGATTCTCTTAGATGTAGAACACTCAAGAAAGCAAAGTAAGGTGCTCTAGCAATCTCCTCAAGCACCCAAAACCGTTGATAGTCTCTCCCTCTATAGAGGAAGTCTAAGATTGCTACTGTGACATTTAATACGAGTTCATTGAGTTTCTTCATCTTCGTCAGGTTCGTACAGTGGACATGGTTCTTCAAATAAGAATTGCATCCGTAGTTGTTTGATCCTTTCCTTTAACGATTTGTAGAATTCTCTCTTCTCATCGTTGTTCATTGGACATGAATAGTACCTACCATACCTGCACCCTTATGGGGTCCACACCAATAAGTATAGTCACCTGCATCAGCAAATGCAACATCAAACTCTTCACCAGGCATCATTGCCAGGGCTTCATGACCTAATTCTGGATGATCTTCCACGATTACATTGTGAGGTGGAAGCATGTTGTTAATGAAATGAACTGATTCTCCAGCACTGATTGTTACCTCTGCTGGTTCAAAGACTAGGTTGCCATTGGCACCCATCATAACATCTACAGCCCAAGCAGGTGTAGCAAGAAAAAGTGTAGCGAGAAGTGCAAAGAAAAACTTCATATTATGTGTTTCTAACTAACACTATCTAGGTAATTACTACAGTAAAAAACCCCCAAAATGTGGGGGTTCGCTGACTATTTAATGTATCCCTTTTCGACCAACCACTCTCGTGTCAAAGGGGTTGGATCGTAGTCAGTCCACATGGTTCCACGAGCGCAAGATTCTAATGCTGCCTGTGTCATACCTTCAGTGTGTCCTGCCCAGTACGCTTCTTTCTCCCAGGGGATTGCCTCTGGTTGTGACTTATAAGCACTCTTTGCAATTGCCTGATACATGCTAGGAACATCCTCTTCGTTCTTAATGATAGCAATGAAGTTGTTCTTGATTGTTCCTGCCATACAGTCTTGTGCAGCGTGCCATCCTTCATGACGCATCACTGACATGACTGTACTAGGACGCTTCATAAAATCAACATTCAAGAAGAAGTTATTACTTACAGTATGATAGACACCGCGATGACCAATAGGAAAGTATCGTGAGTCTGCTAGGTAAACTTTAGATCCGACTGTATTGAGTGCTCTCACAAGAGCATTGAACTCATCAGCAATGACATCGTAGTCAACATCAATCAGATAGTCATCTTTGTTGAGGTCGGAAACTGTTTTGAGTTCTCTGACATGATCAGTACACTCCTGGAGCAACATGCATCCCATTGAGTGATTAGTAAAGAACTCATCCTCTTTGATAGGATCTGCCCATGCAGGGACCGTCATACCATGTGCTGCCCCCAACAGGAATCCAGCAAGAATATATCTGAACATAAAAATAGGGTCCGAAGACCCTAAGTATAGCACGGTTGTCTGGATTTTGCCAGTACCGTCTGCGGCGACGATATAAAAACTATATAGGCAAATTTTTGCCCGAAATTTTTTTCCGACTTTTATGTAAATGAAAGTTGGATTTTGTTTTCAATCGTTGAATAGATCTTCTAACCTTTGCTTCTCATCTTTGAACTGTTGACTGTTCATTTCTGATACATCAACATACATTACTTCTTCACCAGGTGCAGGTGCTTCTGGATGCTTTCGCTTGATTGGTTTGTCCATTTCTTTATTAATAGATTGGATGTTAGACCACATCATAGCGAATGCTGCACCTGCTATCAATGCAAAACAAACAAAGTAGATGAAAACAAAGAACGGATTCACAGTGCGTTACCTCTAGGAAGAACTTCTTCTGGGAATACAAACTGCTCATGTGGTTGATCAACTGGTGCCATCCAGGCACGAAGACCTTCGTTCAAGAGAATGTTCTTGGTGTAGAAGGTTTCAAACTCTG